ATCAAGCAGACAATCCACAAATAGTTTGTTATAAGAACAAAGATTTCTATAATCATCATTTAGATATAGGAAACAACGCACCCTTTAGAAAATTAACTTTTATTATTCAATTATCTGATACCAAAGATTATGATGGTGGACATATTGAATTGATGAATATGAACACGGATAATAAATTACTTAGACAAAAAGGTCAAATAATTATATTTCCATCTTTTGTTCCTTGGCGTGTAACTAAAGTTACAAAGGGTGTGAGAAATTGTATTGAGGGTTGGTTACACGGCCCAAGTTATGTATGACATTTGAAAAAATCGCACAAGAAGTACCATTAAATAAAAGGGGAAAGATATCATCTGAGATATGGTTTCCTACATTATTTCATTTTATTGATATTTTAAACTATCAAGAAAAAAATAAAAAATGGTTAAAACATATTTTTAAATGGAGAGATGACGACAATAGGGGTATAGTTCGTTCTAACTCAAGAGGTTGGCATAGTGCAGTAGATATGCATATGCGAGAAGAATATGAAGATATGGGTAAAGAAGCACTTAAAGTGGGTTTAAGAATACAAGAAATGATGGATTTAAATCCAGATACAGAACCAGTAATTGATAATATGTGGGCAAATGTTTCTCAATTTGGTGCTCATAATCGTAATCACACTCACCCAGGCTCACATTTTAGTTTTGTTTATTACTTACAATCTCCAGAAAAATGTGGAAGTATATGGTTCTCTGACCCAAGAGCACAAGCAGTCGCAGTTCAACTACCATTTAATCCAAAAAAACAGAGAGTAAGAGAATCACTTAATGAAGTGTACTGGGCTCCAGTTCCAGGCAGATTAATTATGTTTCCATCTTGGGCAGTACACGAAGTAGAACCTAATTTATCAGAATTAAAAGGTAAAAAAGGTTTAAGAGTAAGTGTTTCTGGTAATATAAGTTTTCGTTTTAAAAAAGATGCTACTTATAAAGAAGAGAGAGAGGGACACGATGCAAAAGGTTTTCTTACTATGAAAGGTGCAGAAAAAAGAACATAATCTCTTTTTATTATAAATAATAATAAAAGGATTAGTTATGGCAGTACCTACTTCAAAGTCAACATTTAAAGAATATTGTTTAAGAGCATTAGGTAAAGGTGTCATTGATATCAATGTATCTGATGACCAAATAGATGATAGAGTAGATGAAGCTTTACAATATTTTTCAAAATACCATTATGATGGTATTGAAAGAGTATATCTAAAACATCAACTTACAACTGCTGAAATTGCAAGAATGAGAAGTAATGAGAGTGCAGTTACAGCAACCGATAAAGTTGATAGTTCAATTACAGCAGACTTTTTACAACAAGAAAACTATATACCTATTCCAGATAGTGTATTAGCAGTTGTAAAAGTATATCCAGTAACAGATAAATTAACTCAAAATTTATTTGATGTTCGTTATCAATTAAGACTAAATGATTTATATGATTTCAGTTCAACTTCAATAATTCACTATGAAATGACAATGAGGCATCTAGATTTTCTAGACCACATTCTTACTGGTGAATATCCAATAGATTTTAAAGAACATCAAAACAGATTATACATTCACGCAGACATGGAAAAGGATTTCAACAATGGTGACTTTCTTTTAATTGAATGTTATAGAAAATTAGACCCAACAGTTTACACAGATGTGTTTGATGATATGTATTTAAAAAGATATGCAACTGCATTAATTAAAAAACAATGGGGTGCTAACCTATCAAAATTTAATGGTGTTCAAATGTTAGGTGGAGTTACTATGAACGGTGAAACAATCTATCAACAAGCGTTAGATGAAATCACTAGATTAGAAGAAGAGATGAAACTAGGATTTGAGTTACCAGTAAATTATATGGTAGGATAAGTTATGGCAGTCAATAAATTTTTTCACGACAGTAATAAGACTTCTATATCTGCCGAGAGAGACCTATATAAAAATCTAGTTAAGGAAGCTATCCAGATTCACGGACACGATGTCTATTATGTAAATAGAACATTTGTTAATGAAGATACTTTATTTGGTGAAGATACATCATCAACTTTTTCAGAATCACAACTTATAGAAATGTATGTAGAAAATGCAGAGGGTGGTCTTGAGGGTGAAAAAGAATTAGTATCAAAGTTTGGATTAGATATCAAAGATGAAGTTACCTTTGTCGTAAGTAAAGAAAGATTTCAAGACATAACAAAACAAGTTGTTTTAGAATCTGGCACTACTGAAACTTTTGGTGCAGTATTATTAGAAGACGGAACAACTACAAGTGAAAGTGCATATCTTGTAAATGAAGATGAATCAACTGATGCAGATAGACCTTTAGAGGGTGATTTAGTTTTTCACCCTATCATTAATAAAATGTTTGAAATTAGTTTTGTTGACCACGATGAACCTTTCTTTCAATTAGATAATAATCCAGTTTATAAATTAAAATGTAGACTATTTGAATATGGTAGTGAGGGTATTGATACTGGTGTAAGTGCGATTGACCAAATAGAAACTGATAGTAGTTTAGATGCACTTTCTTACCAGTTCACATTAGAACAAACTGGAACATATACAGAAGAAATTGCATTAGAGGACAATGATTTATTATTATTAGATAGAACAGATGGTGGTGGTTCTGATGCTGGTGATAATCTAATTTCTGAAACACAGTTTGGTGCAAGTTCTATACTACTTGAAACTGCTGATACTTTCTATATTACAGTCAAAGATGAAACTGGTGCATTTGAAGAAGATGAAGTTATCACTGGTGCAAACGGTGGACAAGCTTATATTAGGTTAATAAATAGTAACACATTCCATTTTGAATATATAACTGGAACATTTGCAAAAGATGAAGTTATTACTAGTAGAAACAATGGGTTTACTGCAACAATAACTGAAATAAAAGAAGAAAATCATTATCTAATAAATGAAGAATATAATGTAGATACCATTGATGAAAAATCTCAGATTGAAGATTTTGAAAACTTAGATAATACAATATTAGACTTTAGTGAATCAAATCCATTTGGTGACGCTGGGAAGGAATCATAATGTTAGGACAACAATTTTATCACGAAACGATTAGAAAAATCATAGTATCATTCGGTACTATTTTTAATAATATACAGATTGTCAGAAAAAATAGTTCTGGTAATATTACACAATCTATGAAAGTTCCACTTGCATATGGCCCTAAACAAAAGTTTCTTACACGAATTAGAGAAGATGCAAGTATTAGTAAAACAACTGCGATTACTTTACCAAGAATTGCATTTGAGATACAAACACTTTCTTACGATACAACTAGAAAATTAAATCGTGTTACAAAAATTAGAAAGACAAGTGTAAAAGGTTCTGGTAAATTAGAAACACAATATATGCCTGTACCTTATAATGTTGATTTACAATTATTTGTTATGGCAAAAAGTGGTGATGATGCGTTACAAATCATAGAACAAATATTACCTTTCTTTCAACCAGAATATACAATTACAGTTAATGATAATTTAGATATGAAACAAAAAAGAGATGTTCCTATTGTATTAACTGGTATAGATTACGAAGATAATTATGAAGGTGATTTCACAACAAGACGAGCAATCATTTATACATTATCTTTTACTGCAAAATTTTATTTGTATGGGCCTGTTACTTCACAGTCTGTTATCAAATCAGTTCAAGTTGACCAGTTTACAGATTTACCAGACAAATCACCTAAGAGAGAACAAAGATATAGTGTCACACCAGAACCAGTATCTGCTGAGTTTGACGACAACTTTGGATTCAATGAAACAACATCTTTCTTCCAAGATGCAAAAGACTATAATCCAGAAACTGGTAGTGATGAATAAATAAGAGTAGGAGAATAAAGTGCCAATAAGAACATTACCAAGTAGAGCTATTGCAGATGCATCAATACAAGCCGTTGATATTGCAAGTAATAGTATATCAAAAGCAAAAATAGATGCAGATACACGACTAGGTCTGCAAAACGATTCAATTATATTAGATGGAACAGATGGTGCTGGTGCAAACAAAGGTGATTTTTTAGTATTAGATGGAACAGATAATTCTAGTACAAATGCAAATGACAGAATACTTTTTGACGAAACTTTTGTAGATAAAATTGGATTGTTTAACATTAATACTTTAGGTTCTGGTGGTCAAGCAGTCAAAGTAAATACTGGTGGAACTGGACTTGAATTTGGTGCAGCTGGTGGATTAGTTTTACTAGAAACAAAAACTGTTGCTTCTGGTTCTGCTACAACACAACCTTTTCATTTTCAAAACATATTCACTTCTACATACAGAAACTATAAAGTAATATACAATGTAAAAGAAACAGAAAGTTCAGCAAATGCTTCTAATGCTGGTTTAATTGTAAGATTAGGTAACGCTGGTACATTATCAACTGGTACATCATCAACTTGTAACCATTCATTAATGTATGTTGCTGGAGACTCAGCCAATGACTCTGTTGTGTATGGTGATGCTGATGATATATTTGTATTGTGTCAAAACTTTACTAGTAATGAAGATATGACTACATCTGGAGAATGTACTTTTATGAATATGTTAGATACAGATTTTCAAGGTAGTTGTATTTCTAGTACAATGATGCACGGAACTACAAATGCATATTATTATGAACACGGTATGAATATGATTATAAACAAAGCAACAACCTTTACTGATATATCTTTTGAAATAAAAGTTACTGCTGGTGGCAGTGGTGGTAATTTTGATTACTCCACAACTGGGTATAATGTTTTTGGTGAAGTAAAAGTATATGGAATAATTTAATGTCTAAATTTAATGATTTATTAGATGAAAAAATTGTAGGCGGACAAGTTGCAAGAGTACAAGAAGTTAAACCTGTTGTCAAAACAGATAATGAAGGTAATGATTTTGAATATCAAAGACAAAACTTTTATTCACTAGTTGAAAAAGGACAAGATGCAATAGAGGGTATATTAGACCTTGCAAGAGAAAGTGAACATCCAAGAACATATGAAGTTGCTGGACAACTCATAAAAAATGTTGCAGAGGTCACAGAGAAACTTGGTGATTTACATTTGAAGATGCAAAAGTTGAAAGAGTTACCAGACAAGGGGCCGAAAAATGTAACTAACGCATTGTTTGTTGGTTCTACAACAGAACTACAAAAAATGTTAAAAAATAACAAGTAGGTAAAATGTCTGATACTAAAGTAAACAACGAGATGATTGAAGACTCTGGTAAAGTTGGTTCTGCACAGATTAAATCCAACTCAATTTCATCTAATGATATAATAAACTCATCAATCACTAATAGTGATATATCTCCATCAGCTGCAATCGCATTAAATAAATTTAATTTGCCTGGAAGTTCATCAGATTTCTTAAAAGGTGATGGAACTTTTGGTGCTGTTGATATAAGTGTAGTAAGTAATAATGCGTTTAATGTTGGTGTGTTAGGATTTAAAATGGCAGTCAATGAAGGACTCACTATTTTCAATCTTGTTGATGGTATTGTGGACGAGTTTAATAGTGAGGGTGGTATTGACACTGCTGAAAATACAAATGCATCTTACGATTCTAGTTCGGATTTTTACTCAAATGTTACCACTGCACCATCACCAGCAACAACAAATATACAAGCATTTTGGCACAATGACGG